ATAAATATTGGAAGGAGGAATACCAAACTTATAAATGTTGGTTTGTATGGCAAACGCAAAACTTAGATTGGGGATAAACTGACCCTTCTTATTTCTTCCCCTCAATCCCCTAACTTGTATCCAATCGAGAATGGCTTTTATTGGGACTCTCTTTTTCTCTTTTCTACGACCCAAATTGACATTCTCAAAATAATCTACATAAGATATTTCTAATGTGGGGTTTCCATCTGTTCCATTTATTACCTCATAATCTATGGATTTTAATAACTTACCTGATGCAACCTTATCCCCCAATCCCCTCTGTGGATTACCATAGGGAAATTGTTTTTTCTGTATTTCATTCTTGATGTATCCTGTAAATAATTTACCGAATTCTTCAAGTGCTTGTTGGGTTAAAGGTAATGGAGCCAGTTGAAACATATCTTATGGGATTGGACAATTTACTAAAATAGCTGATTGATTCAAGAATGCTAATCTATTGGTTGTCGTTCCTTTATAAGATGTAAATTCACCAAATATAGCATATACCCCGTTATTCAATACCTTATTAAATATTTGAGTACCAAAAATTCCTATTGGACTGAATCCTGTTCCTGAATTAAATGTATTATCAATAGATCCGTTGCTGTTCAATCTAACAATACCTCGAGTAGTTACTCCAAAAACTTGATTAAAATTACCAGTAATTAAATACTGACCTCCAATATTACTTATACCACTTACATCAGGAACTCCACTAGTATTAAATATAGCTGTTGAGAAGGTATTATCTAATGTTCCATCAGTATTTAATCTTATTAAATTGAATACTGATGTTCCTGAATAATTATTAAAGTTTCCTCCCACCATTATTTTACCATCAGGATCTATGATAGTTGAACTGATTTCAATACCACTTACAAAACCATTTGTTGAGAAACTATTATCTTTAGTTCCATCTGTATTTAATCTAACTAATCCGAATTCACCAGCAAATAACTGGTTTCCTCCAACTATTATTTTTCCGTCTGATTGAATAGATATTGTCCGTACTTGATTAGTAAAGCCAGTTCCTATGTTGAATGTATTATCCACAGAACCATCACTTTCTAATCGTATAATATTGTTATAAGATATTCCACTATAAGAAGTGAAATCACCCCCTACTATAATCTTACCATCTGATTGTATTTTTAGAGTATTGATATTAGAACCTGAATTAAATCCTAATACACTATTAAAGGTATTATCAAGTGTTCCATCAGTATTTAGTCGTGCAATACCTCTAGCAATAATAGTACCGTCAAACTCCTCAAAAATACCCACTACGATGATTTTGCCGTCAGGTTGAACTACTCCATCGAATATTGAATTATCAAATCCTGTTCCCGCTGAAAAACTATTTATTGTAGCATCACTATTTAATTTTACAATTCTTCCTTGAGATATACCTTGATATTCTGTAAATCGACCTCCTATTACCATCTCTCCACTTGGATATTGTACAAGGAACTCTGAAACATCATTAAATCCAGTTCCAGCAGAATAACAAAATCCTATTGGTGTAGAACTTGGTGTTGGTGTGTGTGTTGGTGTTTGTGTTGGGGTTTGTGTAGGACAAACAACTGGATATGTAATATAACCTTGTAAATTTTGACCTGAAGCAGGGAAATTGATTCCACCAATTTCAACAAATTGACTGGATGAAAATGGAAAGTTAAATAAACTATTACTTCCACCGATCCAAGTTGAACCAATATTTAAGATATTATTTCCCTGTTCCATACTATGCCATCCTTGTAATAATCCTGTTGTAGTAAAACGAACATAAACAGTGTTATAATCTCCACCATCAAAATATTGGAATATACTATAATTTTTACCATCAGGAGCAGTTCCCAAAACAACATATCCTGAGTTTGCAAAATTACTTACAACATAACCTGATTGGAATGTTTGACCTGATGCCAAATATTGTCTTAAATAAGTTCCATTATCAAAAAGAGGACTAGTCGAATTAGTTACAATAAACTCTTCAGGACAAACAACATTTGGTGTTTGAGTAGGAGTTCTTGTCGGAGTTTGTGTGTTTGTTGGAGTTTGTGTGTTGGTTGCAGTATTTGTTGGAGTTGGTGTTTGACTAGCGGTATTTGTTGGAGTTGGTGTTTGACTAGCGGTATTTGTTGGAGTATTCGTAGGTGTTACGCTTGGGGTTTGAGTATTTGATGGTGTCGGAGTTGGGGTAACCAAACCAGGTGTCTTTGTTGGAGTTGGTGTTACCGTTGGTGATACAAATGGATTGAATGCAGCATCACATCTATCAAGAGGTGTCTTCACTTCGATCGTTACTTCAGCAACCCATCCCCCTAATAAGTCATCATACTTTTCTAAAAATGGGGTGCAAACAATCGGTGTATCCAAATAATATAACTCATTGAAATTACCTAATGACTCAGAAACAGATAATCTAAACTGACCCAATATGTCATCCATAATTTGTAGTGTATCTGATAATACATCTACTTGGTTTTCTAAACTTCTCTGTATAATGTCTGATACAATGAATGTAAATTTATATTCCATAAATCCAAACTTCTGTATAACATCATTTGGTATAACATAAAAATATGGATAGTATGGTGAGTTGAATTGTGTATTATCTTCCTTCAACCTCATCTCATTCCAATAGGTAAATTCATCCATCTTACCAAATCCATAAGATTGAATCTGTTTGTGATAATCCGACAATATTCTAAAATCGTCTGTAAATGTTTTTAAGTTGATTCCGTTGGGGTGAGTGATAGACGCACCAGTCCATTCATTAAATGCCGCAGCACATCTGTCTAATGAAGTCATTGTCTTGATTCTCAATAGACCATTCCAACCATTTAGATCGTCATCCTGTTCCCCCAAAAAGGGGGTACATAAAACATCATCATCAACATAATATTTGTCGTAGTAATTACCCAATATATTTGTTGTGGATAACCTGAATTGAGATATTACATCTTGAAGTATTTGTAAGGTGTCTGACAATGTGTCCTCATTATTCTGTAATGAATCTTCAACAATATCTGATACTGTTGTATTGAACTCCCAAACTTTATATTGTAGGTCATTCTCAACCTTTGATGGAACGATGTATAATAGGGGATAATATGGAGATTGATATTCCGTATTATCCTCTTTTAATCTTGATTGTGTCCAATAGGTTAGTTGATCAATATCCCCCAATCCAAACGAATTTAATTGTTTGTGGAAATTAGCCAGTTTTTCGAAGTCCGTTGCCAGTGTCTTAAAATTGACTTCCTTTGGAGTTGGACTTGGGGTTGGAGTTGGTGAGGACATATTATTTGTTCTGTATCTGTTTTATTTTTTCTTCTTGCTGCTTATTGTAATCCATAAGGAAAGAAAGATGATTGAGACAAGCCACAAGGGAGAGGTTAGTAACACTATCAATTTTCCAAACTTTGTTTTCTGCGAGGAAACTAATCGCTTGATACCATCCCCAAAACTTGCCCATGCTATTTTGGTTCTCATCATCCACCACATCACTGGACTCTTGGAATAAAGTGTGGTAAGTTCTTGCAAGCCCTTTCCCAAATTCAACAAAAAAAAAATCGCTGATTCTATGTATTTCACTGGTAGATCCTTGAAATCTTCAATTCTTTTTTTGATGTCAGAGTTTCCATATTCAACCCCATCTTCACAATATAAATACCCCGCCAGTTCATTTAGATTAGCAACCTTATATGGTTCATCCTTTTTCATAAATGTATCAATATCCACAAATTGACCGAATGATACTTTATTCAAATCAACCAAATTGTAGGTAATCCCCTTATGTTCGATTGTGGTAAATAACTTTTTGGATTCCTGATTTAGATACCTCCACAACTTGTCACCAGCAATTCTAATTTCAAGTGCGTCAGCACTTTTAACTTCCTTCATTGATAATCCTGTAACCTCAGAAATCATTTTGACATACATCTCTTCCTCATCTAAAAGGTCTTTGTATATCATCACATTTTTCCATGATTCTATGGTTGGCTCTTTAACTTCGTATTTCTTACCCTCGTGCTCTATGTAGGTCGTTTCCATATCTATAAATATCTTTTATTTTAATCTCTCATTTTACATCACATAGACCCCTGTGTTTCTCATTACCTTCATTTGTAGAATATATCTGAGCGGATCTAATAAGTGATTGTGATGGTCTTCTGGTTCATCAATGTTTTTATTGTTCTTGTCTTTTTTCCATACATAAGAGTTCAATTCTTCTAATAGATTTTTTGAATCCTTATGAACAAATAGATTGTGTCTTTTGATTTGATCGATACCTGACAAGATGGTATCCTTCTTCACTGGCTTTGCATTTATCCCCGCCCTTGACATTTCTGATATTGCCTGTGGGTTAGCACTATCACAAATGAAATCGTCTGTTAGATTGATTCCTAAGTCCTTTATTTTGTAAATGAAGTCGGGGATTGTAACATTCCTCAAATACAACAGTTCCTTACAATAAATTGATTCCCCAATCTTATAGGTTTGGAGTAAAGTGCAAGGATCTTCATACCCAAAATCTACTGAGTATCCCAATAGTTTTGCTCCCTGTGGTAATTCATCATATATCTGTTGATGACTGAATACAACTCTTGTTGGAATACCCTTCTGACCCAAACCAAATACCCTCCATAAGTTAGGATCTCTA